CTGTAATTTTTGTTCCAATTAGTTGTGATACGTATGCCTCAACAGGAACTCCCAAATAAGAATTATTTAATTCAACCGCATAATATTGTGCATTATATCCAGTATTCCCTGGAATAACTTTTGCACCCTCTTTGAAAAAATGTTGCCCAAATTTTTCAATCTGATTTTGTAAAATTGATTGTAAGGTTGTGAGTTCTCTTGCCTGTACGGGATATCCAGGTTTAAATAGAACCTTAGAATAATTGTTGTCAGAATTAAAATCATCAAAGTATGGATATACGTTGAGATTAGTTTGTTGAGGCATAATTTCTTAGAATTGCAAAATAACTTTGATATCTTCTTTTTGATTTGATGATCTGGTGATTGACGGTCTATTGTCAACGTAAATTATATTGCCAGAATATTTCTTAACTTCAGGATTTGCCAGACCATTTGCAAAAGATTGACCTAAGTAATATGTTCTATTATTTATTACGGTAGAAATACCCGTAAATGTTGTACTGATAGAAAGAGTTGTTGTGCCATTAGTTGGTATAATTGACAAACTTCCACCAGATGAAGGGGAACTTGTAAAACGATTTAAGTTAAATCCATATGCAGGAGTGGTCTGTGCTGTTCCGACTGTATTAAATCCTGCAACTGACCTATCTTGCCAATACTTTAAAACTCCGGTTGTTTGATCATAATTTATAACTCTTCCAGCAGCAGTGACACCAGTTCCAATTGTCTGAGTAATATAACTATCTGCCACAAAGGTTGCTGCGCTATATCCAATTCCTGTAAGTCTTAGAGCATAAACTGCACTTGCCTTATCCAGGGACATAATTTGTGTAGATCCAAATGATTTTGGATTTTGAACAATTCCAATTCTTGCAATTTGATTTCCTGTTATAAAATCGGGATTTTGAACATCATTTTCAATTCTTGAATATAAAAGAACGTTAATTGCACCGAGTTCTCGATAGATGTCATATCCGTGACCTCCTTGAGGTGGAACAATGACATTAAAAGTGGGTCTCGTGGTTCCTGTTGGAAATCCACCAGAAATCAAATCAACATTTCCATAAGTATATCCAGATCCTTGATTAGATACTGTAATTGACTGGACTTTTTGATCATTATCAACTACAATTGTACACTCTGCTCCACTCCCATCACCTTTGATGGGAACTCTTGTATAAGTTCTATTTGCTGTTCCTAAACCAACTCCTCTATTCGTAATTGTTACAATTTTGAGAGACCCATCTATTGCATTATTTCTAACTGCCGCACTCTCAGAACTTGTTTCCCAATCTGAAGGTACTGGTATAAAATCTGTAGACTCAAATTTTACAATTTCACTGGGTTTGATAGTATAAAGATATTTCCATATGTAATCATCTCCAGAAGAACCAGCAGACCTTGGTTCCAAATCTGTAAATGTTGGTTCATCAAGAGATGGTTTCCCTGTAGGATTATCTGGATTAATTCCGTTGTGTAGACAGATATAAACACGATAATCACTATTGATTACATAATAATTTGCTGAGTATAAATTAGTTGCTCCGGATATTGGAGCTGTATTTGAACTGCTATAATCGTGACGATACATATCATAAACAGTTCCAGAAGACCAAAATCTTCTTTGAATCACCAATCGAACATCACTTGCATTAATTTTTTTTAATGCAATCATTGTATCCCAATAATTATTCTCCTCATTAAAATTGTCCTTTGGTGAAGGAGAACTTGTATCCCAATCCGATTGAAAATCTGTTGGATTTGGAAGACCAATAAATGTGTAATAAGAGTTTGTTCCTGTGCTTATTCCAGAAACAAAATTCTTTGCATTCAAAATTCGAATTTGATCAGTTATAATTGCTGCCATTTTATGCTAGTTTTTTTATTATTTATTAGGTATTTTAAATCTTTTTGATTGTTTACTACTGCTTGTAGTCAATATATCTTAAAGGTGAGGTGCGAATTACATATGCAGACGTAGAAATTCCACCAACTCCCACGTTACCATAAAAATTAAATTCATTCTCTTCGTTTCTTAATGGTAAATCAATCTTACCCCAACTAAAGTTTCCAAAATAATTTGATGTTGTTATGCCGCCAGAGTAACCAATACTAGAACTAATTCTTGCAAAAACTCTTCTTACTGTAGTGGTTGCAGAACCAACAGTTGCAATTCCAATTGCAGTATTTGCAACACTCACATTACTTACACTCTCTACTTGATAAACATTATCTACAAAATTGGTTCCAATTCCTATGACATTATTACTGGTGTCTCTTGAAGTTATTGATGTTGTTGCAAAACCAACATTTGAATTATAAACCAAAAAGTAGTCACCAACTGCAATATCACTTACTACAATTGGTGATTGTACAATATCAGAATCTCTTAAATATGAGGTAGTTGGGATGAAAAAATCAAATATAATCCGATTTATCGAGGAAATTGTAGTAGTTCCAAATCCAACGATTACACCAGAATCTCCACTATAAGTAGTAACAGAATTTGATTCTGAAATTAAAGTTGGAGATTCAATTAATACCTGTGGAATAGAAGTAGACATGTATCCACTTCCACCATATGTAACTGCAATTCCTGTTACAACTCCACCAGATATGGTTGCAGTTACAAGAGCAGTATTTTGTGCTGCTGTTGTTCCAAATCCAATCGGTTGAGAAATTGACACTGTTGGTGTGGTCGTATATCCGACTCCACCATCACTAACGACAATAGAAGTGACCGTTCCTCCAGAAGAGACCATACAAGTTGCAGTTGCTCCAACTCTACCATCTTGAGAAATTAATGTAATATTTTTTTGGAAGGTTAAAGTTGTATCGTTTTCGTTGTATGGATTAAAAAATGGACGAATGTTATCTACATAAATGACCGTAGAACCAATTCCAACTGATTGAATTAAATATGCTGTTGGATAAATCAGAGGTTCATATAGAATTCTATCTTTTCCAATTATTTGTTCATTAATAATTTTATCTTCAGTTTGTCGGCACCAAACAACGGGTCTTAATAAATTTGCATCACTTGTATTACCCGGACCAAAATATGGAAATGTATCAACAGTATTTGTCGATGTAATACTAGTAACAATTCTTTCACCTTCTTGGAAAGTTATTGGTTGTCCAATAGAAGGATCGTAACCAATTGTTAAATCATCACCAACTTTTACTGTTTCTAAAATATTCCTATCGATGACATCAATAGAACCACTTCCTTTATAGAAAAGTATTTTTGAAGTATCTCCTGATTTTGGTGCCTCTGTAAATGTAATGACACTTCCACCATTAAAAATATAACCCTCCCCAGGAACCTGTAAAATATCATTAATAAAAATCAACAACACATCTTGAACATTTATTAGTGACCCAGGTGAAGAACGAATTGAAATTTGAGTTCCGGAATCTGAAATTGGGAAAGTTTTTCTTTTCCCATCAAACACAGCATCATAATTATCAAGAACTTTTAATTCTCCAATTGACCATCCAGAAAATTTATCACTATTTGTTTTTTCTATTAAAAGTTGAAATTCTCTAAAAGATGCAGATCCTGTAGTTGGAATTCCTGTTGTTCCACCAATTGCAACAGTTAAAATTTGTTCCTGCCTATATCCATATCCAAGATTTGTAATTTCAAAATCAATTACACTTGAACCTTGTCCCACCACAATACTTGCAGTTGCATTGCCACCATTTCCAGAAACTGAAGATGTACTATAGATTAATGGTATATCTGAATATGAGAGTGGTGCATCAATGATTACTTCTGGTGGATTAGTTGAGGTATAACCAGTTCCTGGATTTGTAATTGCAATACTCACAATATTTCCATTACTTACCGCAGCTGTTCCAATGTATTGAATGCTCGGTGTTCCTGTAGATGAAGTTGCCACACCAACTCTTATACTAGTTTGTATTCCAGATCTATACCCAGAACCACTATTTCCAATACTAATTGCTGAAATAGTACCTGCAATAGAAACTGTAACAGTTGCACCAGCAGAAACAAGTGGTTGATATCCAAATCCTTCTGTCGATCCAACGGATACAATAATTCCACCTCTTGGAAGAGTTGAGATATTTACATCATATGAAACTGAGGATGCCGTTCCAGTAAAACTAATACTTGTAATTCCTAAATTTTCTGATAAAGTATAATCTGCATTTAATCCTGGTCCTTGGAAAATATCATTAATTAAAATAACTGAATTTTCATTACTAATTCCAGATACATTGGATCCACTAGAAGTAAGAGTAAAATCATTTTCACTACCATTGAAATTGTTGGAAATATCATCAAAAATATAATTTTTGTGATATGTTTCATTACTTGAGTTAGGAGTTCCTGACCTTAAGAATACTCTTCCTTGAAAGGTCGAAGATACTGATATTCCAGTCCAATCTATTTCATCCGGTTCGTTTGTAGGCGAACTTAATGGAATATTTCCATATGGAGCTTCGGAAAAGTTTAGGGTGTTATCTACAATATTGTAATTCCCAACAACTTTGGTAATTAATGCTCCTGTAGAGTGTCCTACAACATTAGTTCCTAATCTAAATCTATTAAGAAGAAATGCATTTGTAGATCCAATCCCCACACCATCAATTCTCATAATTTCATCATCAATTTTAATTAAATCTCCACCAAAAAATGATGTGATTCCTGTAAAAAATGCAATGGTTTCAGATATTAAAAATTGTTTAGATAATGAGGATGTAATCGCAGTAGCCACAATAGGAGATTGAATTAAATTGTCAATAGTAACAACAACCTTTGCATTTTGATTGGTTGCATTAAAGGTGTGAGAAGATCCAATACCAACAGAAGTAAAATTGAGAACTTCTGGAACTGTCTTCAGTGCATTTTGAGCACTAGAAGATAATTTAATTAAGTTATTACTTACCTTTACCACGTAAATATTTGTTGGTAATTTATCAGTACTACCAACACTTACAAAACTAGTTGTTGCAATTCCAATTGGTGATCCAAAACTTGGAGGTGAGTATACAACTTTTTCCCCGCTCACAAAGAAATGATTTGGAATTGTTATTGTATTGTTCAGCAAGTCTACAATTAATGGATCACTTCCATCAAAATTTCTTCGGAATATATCTTCAGTTTTATGCTGTAGATTAAAATCTTTCTTTATGCTTCGTTCAGTTCCTTCATAGATATTGCTATCTGTGACTATAGAAGAATTTGTTAAATCAATTTTTGTAATATCACTTAGTTCATCTGCCATTTGCAGTGCATTCATAAATGATTTTACCTGAACTTCAATATTTGGATTTGGGGTGAAGGTAATTTTTGTATATGTGTCTGTTCTGGACACTCCAACTGTTCCAAGTCCAGATGCAGTTTCTATATTTGCAAATTCAGTAATGAAAGTATCTGTAGAATTGTGAAAAACTAGTACTTCAGATAATTGGTGATGATTGTTTACAGTGTCTGATGCTTGAACCAAGAAATGAGCACAGTCATAATCAAAATTATCACTGTTGATATTAACATATTGTCCAACCGGAGTCGCAATTGGAGATGTTGATGATGCAATTGAAGTTGTTCTTGCTTCTAACAATGAATACTTCATATCAAAAGTTCCTATACCAGTATATGATGTATTTGCAATTGAGATGTGTAAAGTATTACAGGTAACTGCTAGTCCAGTATTTGGAATAAAATCTACAACTAGATTTGAACCAGAAAAATATGGGTTGTAGGTACCCAGTCCAGAAGTTGAATATGGGAGAACAGAATTATTCGTTAATTGCCCATATTCTAAAAATTGAATATTTGACCCATCGTGAATAATATTTAATTCATCAAATTCATATTGACCATTACTTGCACTAATTTCAACCAAAACTTTTGCCGAAGTATATGTATTTGCAATACTTACAATAGTACAGGTAGATCCTGCTGAAACAGAGGATACACTTGTTCCTACAATATTGACAATTCCACCATAACTGGTGGTGGTGGTACCAACACCAGACAGAACACCTTTTACGTTGTATGAAATTAAGGAAATGTTATAATCATTTACAATATATTTTAATGGATAAAATTCCAATATTCCATCAGTCCCTTGAACACTAAAATCAAAGGATCCCAAATCATTGGTACTATAAACTTTTGCATATTGATTTAAAAATCCAATTGTATCATTATGTAAAAGCGTGACAAATTCGCATTGTCTTTCATCAGTAAACCTTCTATCTTTGACATATATAAGATATTTTTGTGCTCTTGCGTCCGATAATTTAAATCTATGAATATTCGAATAACGAGTTGCTCTTGGATAACTATTAAATTGTGAACTAATATCATCAATCGAAAGCACCCTATTTCCTACAGATTCTTGATAATCCTGAAGAATTCGACTTGCAAATATAATTTCGTCAGAAAATGATGAATTTCCAATTTGTAAAGAATTTTCTTTCACCAGGTCAAAATCATAAACACAGTTTAAATTCGCACTGCCAACAATATTGTTCAGAATTTCAAAAGATGTTAAATTTGTAGATAGTCCTACTGTCAGTGAATTGCTAGTAATTTCTGCAAAAGTAGATGGAGTTTCTAATTGATAATCGGCAAATTTTCTAAATCCTGCAGTATGATTCAGTGTACTTACTACATCATTCCAAGTATCATAATCTATTTTTGATTTTATTGAATATGAAAAATTTTGATAATAAAAACTATCTTGTATTTTTTGTAAATTATCATTCAGAAATCCTGCATTAATCTGCCAACCCCTTTCAACTTTAGAAGTTGCTCCTGTTTCAAAGAAAGAATCTGTTCTTTCAATAGAAGTTATATTTCCTTGAGTTTTAGAAGTAAATCCTTTAATAATAGATCCAGAATAAAAATTATCATTTGAACTTACAGTAAGTAAATTATTTTTTGGATCCCAATTTTCAACTATTCCTGTAGAAGAATCTGATGTTGCTGTTTCACCGGTTAAAAAATTATTTTTAGACAAAATTGGATTGAAAGTTGGGAAATATTTTTGTGGAATAATTCTTCCAGATGAATTGACTGAATCATAATTTCCAGGAATTTCTGATGAATCTAAAAATTCAGCAAGACTATAACTTACAGATCCTATTCCACCCAAATTTGGAGTTACAGAAGTGAGTGTGAACAAATTATAATTATAGTCTTTAGAATTATACCCCCTTCCAGTAGATCCAACTCCCACACTTACATTTTCAATTAAAACTTTGTCATTGACTTGAAATGGGAATGAATTTGCGGTACTAAATCCAACAGATAATCTAACAGTTACACTTTTAGTTGAATTGTTAAAACTAATAGAATTAATACCGACACCATTTGTATTTTCTGTAGGAAGAATTGTTGGTAAAGAATTATTAATTCCAAAAG